AAATCTATCAAGCTCTTTGTCGCTTAATGCATGTGTTGGATCCATATCTACAGAGCTTTCTGCAGAAATAGATTCAAGCAATTGTTTATAACGCTTCATTTCGTCTGGCATATAAGTACTCATAGCAACTCCTTGTGCTCTAGCGGTACTGTATTTATGTACAGGCCAAAAATCGTAAATGTAATATTTGAAAATCAGTATTCAATACCAAAATATCAAGGCGTATTATGTATAGTTTTAATATAAACCAATCACTACAACCGATAAATAACAGCATGACAGCAATAAAACATAAAACCCATCCTGGATTTTTAAGCGTAATGTATCATGTTTTTGTCGGATCAGTGTTGCAGCTTGCTTACAAACTTGTTAAATCGTTGTGTGTATTGGTTGCAAAAACGATTTATAACTGTGCGGTATTTGTGTGGTATCTAGCTAAACAAGTTGTAATCTTACCCTTAACCGGTGGTAAGTTTATTGGAAATTTACTTTTTAAAAAACTAAAGATTAATTCTATAATGGCAGATTTGATGCAAACGCTAGCTATATGGACAGGGTTAAAAATCCTATCATGTTTAAAACTTGTGCTGCGATTCTTGTATAATACCGGGTGGTTGATCATTCATCAATTTGCGTTAACATCGCTTAAGAACATTAGGGTGTTAGAGCAGAAACCAATTGTCAGTATAGGCTGGGAACTATACGGCGAACTTTTTCCACGGCACAAACTTGATTATTGGATGGGCGATAGCCACATTACAGTAGAAATACGCAGCTGGTCGTACAATCAAAAATACAATCGGCTACGCTACGTTGAAACAGGAACGAAAAAGACTACGCATGTATGCTCACCACATGGAATTCCCTATATGGTGAGCAGAGTGCACTGGTGGGAGCCTTCTGTACAAGCAAGCATCACACCGTACACACCTCTTCATAGCGTGTCTAAACAAGACTAGACACTGAATACTTTAATTAAACAAACTGCTTACGCTTTTCTCACGAGTAATACGGTCCATTGCATCGGCAATAAGCGGAGCAATTGTCAGTTGACGTATATTTGGTGATTGCATAATGGCATCTGTTGCTTGGATGCTGTCTGTAACTGTAATCATTTCAATTTGACTGTTGGCGATTCGACTAACAGCCTGCCCGCTTAGTACGCCGTGTGTAACATATACACTTACAGATTTAGCACCGTTACCCAACAATGCATTAGCTGCGTTGACTAGTGTGCCGCCACTGTCAACAATATCATCGATTAGAATACAATCTCTACCATTTACATCGCCAATTACATTCATTACCTCTGATACACCTGCACGCTCTCGACGTTTGTCAATAATTGCAAGGTCGGTGTTTAGACGGGTAGCTAATGCTCGGGCACGTACAACACCACCTACGTCTGGTGAAACAATCATAACATCTCGGTCTTTGTATAGATCTTTAATGTTGTTAGCAAATAGGGGAGCAGCATAAAGATTATCAACCGGAATGTCAAAGAAGCCTTGAATTTGACCTGCATGTAAGTCTACTGTCAAAATCCGATTAGCACCTGCGTTGGTAATTAGATTGGCAACAAGTTTAGCAGAAATAGGAGTTCGAGGACCACTTTTGCGGTCTTGACGTGCATACCCAAAATAGGGCATAACAGCAGTTACTCGTTTAGCAGAACTTCGTTTTAATGCATCCAATGTTAGCAACAATTCCATGAGTGTATGATTCGCTGGGTATGAAGTACTCTGAACCACAAATACATCCTCACCTCGGATATTCTCATGAATCTCGACACAAATCTCACTATCTGCAAAAGTTCGCATGGTAGTATTGACTAATGGCACTTGCAAATGTTCAGATATAGCTTGAGCTAATAGTAGATTACTGCTTCCGGAAAGAATTTTCATAAAGAAGTCCTTGCTACTTTTTGTTATTTTCATTATTTTTTGATTTTTGGTCTTTTTTATACCGATTCACGTCACCGTTGTAATTTCGCACATCCTTAATGACACTACTCCAGTTATCGCCACCTAACATCCATAGATTAATTATGTCTTGATTCTCGTTGGCCCAGGATGTTTTTTTAAGATTTCGGACGACAGTATCTGCCACATCCATACTAAAGCCTCCCGGATTAAATCCTTGAGAAAGAACAGCACGATACATTCGTTCAATATATGGAAAGTTTGATTTTGGCAAGTCCATTTCTATCTCCTGTTATGTTGTACAATATGCTATTTTACGCCAGTTGTCAATTGGTTAAATAATACCAACGTTGATAATAAACATATAGTTTATCATTGCGAAAATTTGTTTTAAATATTGTATATGTTAACTGGGCATTTAAAATGGGAACTAACGAGATTTTCAAACTAATCGGTGATTTAGGATTTCCAGTTGTAGCTGCAATGGCAGGCGGGTATTTTGTTTATCTTACAATTAAACTGTTGTTAGGTGGGGTACTTGGTAGTGTAAAAGGCATGGCGGGTATAATCACATCACTTGATAACAGAGTTAAAACAATGAATTCAGATGTAATAAGAATAGATACTGTTGTCAGTAATGCACTTGGGCTGCGTCCGGATGTTGATAGAATTGCCAGGGCTGATGGCAAAACCGACGCACGTCGAGATTAAAGGGGATTTATGAATATTTCAAGTCTTAAACGGCTTTCAATTATGTTTAAACCATCTAATGAGGTTGGGTTTAACAAATGGATGCTACCAATAACAGGATACATAGTGTTTTGCACAGTTGCTATGTACTTGATAATGATATATAAAGGATTCTGATTTATGGGCGATATAGCAGACGCAATATCCAAATATGGTTTTCCAATTGTTATGGCCTTTGGTATGGGATTTATCATACACCATGTATGGGAATGGTGCACCAAAGAGGTGAAACCGGTTCTTGGCGATGCAAATACTGTTCTTATAGCGCTGATTGATCGTATTAGATGTCTAGACAACGATCTAATAAGACTCAATCAAAAAGTCACCACGGTTCTGCATCTGCGGGGAAAAGCTATTGAATATGAAAGGGTTCTTGCTGAAAAAGAACTAAATGAAGTACATCATCATGCTCATAAGGATTCTTCTAATAACGAAACTGCATCTGTTTCAACGATTAACCACGTGAATCGCGCAAAGAAGAAAGAAGACAGTGAATCACCAATTGGTAAGCGTAAAGCTACTAAATCAGAAATACAATCAGCGGCCGGCGACGATTAATTACTTGCTTGTGGCCACGCTCCTAGCTTTTGCATATCCGTCTCCATATACTTCCTTTTTAACATACCAGGCTGAGGTATTATTTTTTTTAGCCGCTTCTTCTATTGAATAATATTCTACATTACGAAATATCACAGGTACTGATATCTTCTTTTTAGTTTCTAAACTTTTAGGCTGTACACCTGTTTTACCTTTATTCCAAGGTTCTTTACCTAATTGAGATCTTCTATTATTCTCACTCATCTTTTTACGAGTTTCTAATGACTTAGGACTAGTTCCTTTTCCTTTGCGATTTTCACTTATCTTGCGTTTTGTTTCTTCGGTATGTTTTTTACCGTAAAAGAAATTACCTTCCCCTCTACGGGCCGCATACATTATTTCTATGCGTTCTTCTTCCGTTATAAGCCCTTGCAATCCTCGATAAGCTACTAAATCTTGCCAGCGACCGTACTGTTCGTATAATTGTTTATGAGCTTCTGCGTGTTCTTCTATAGTAAGTTCTACTAGATTACTTGGATCATCTGTTCCGCCAGCGTGTCTAGGAATAATATGATGTGTATGTTTCATACACTTATTTATTAGATGTAGCGTAAAAGACCTTTATTTCGTCTGGGCACGGAAAACTCCATCCCAGTTGGTCTCTGGCGGATCTTCTTTTAAATGCTGGCAGCGGTTGATCATCATATTATAGTAATCTTTTAGCTGAGAGTTCCATCCAGTTGACAAGCTCTTGGCGAGTATTATAGCTCTATCCCAACGCTGGCCTTTGTACGATTCTAAAAATTTCTGATGTTGGCTTTGTGCTGATTGTATGTGATGAGATTTGTCAAATGTAGTATGATCGACTACAGTAAAAATTCTAACGCCTTCGGTTTTACCTTTTACTGCAATAGTGTCTAATTCCACCGTTATAAATTCGCTGCCAAGTGCTTGTGCTGTGTTGTTGCCAAGCACTATTTTAACTCCGTAATCTTTGCTTTGACCTTCTAATCTAGCTGCTAAGTTTACAGCATCACCTAGGCAACTATAATCAAACCGTTGATTGCTTCCCATGTTGCCCACAACTACTTCGCCTGTATTGATTCCGATGCCTATGTTAATTGGAAGTAAATTGTCTTTTGCAAGCGCGTCGTTTAACATGTTAAGATGTGACAACATTTCCATGGCCGATTTTACAGCCATTTCTTGTTGACGATCGACATCAAGAGGGGCGTTCCAGAAAGCCATTATGCAATCGCCCATGTATTTGTCAATTGTGCCGTCATTTTTCATAATGATGTCTGTCATAGGAGTGAGAAAGCGATTAATCAAGCTTGTCAGTCCTTGTGGATCTGTTTTATATTGCTCGCTTATAGGGGTAAATCCGCGAATATCGCAAAACAGTAATGTTAGCTCGCGTGTATCTCCACCTAGTTTAAGAAGGTTAGGATTTTTCTGAAGTTTTTTTACCATCGCAGGAGCCAGGTAATGTTCAAATTGCTTTTTAATCTGTTGCTTTTGAAAATACTCGCTTAG